GGGTAGCCCTTTTTACGGAATATATAAATAGGTATTCCGAAAACTATTGATTGACAAGGTGTTAAGTTGTTAGACAAGTACGGATTATCCGTAAAAAACTCGTCTAAACTTTAATTTTTCGAAGATCCTACTCTTCTCATGTAGTCTTCTATGTAGTCTAATTAAGACCAATTAGGGCTACTTAAACAAAATTAAAGTAACAACTTAACACCTTGTCTTTTTATGTACACTATTAACATCAAGGGGCACGCAAACCCCAAAGACCCATCAATGGTTAAGTTGGAAATGATTTTCTTCAAGTCCAACTATCCACGAGTAACAAAGGTTGTAAATGTCACAGGTCTAATGGCAGACTGGGACTCTAAGGCGCAAAGTTTTCGAGTAGGTAGCGCAGAAGCCACCACGAAGAACAAGATTCTATTTGATCTCAAAACAAAGTACTACCACAAAGCAGATGATTGGGAGATTGAGGGTCGCTCTTGGTCCCCCGTTCAACTTTCGCACGCTTTTGACGAGATTGAACAAGTAAAATCAGAGGTTCGTGTAAAGTCTGTACTGCAAATGATAGAATCATTGGAGGCTCGATTCAAGGAAAGACAAAGAATAAAGAACGGGCAATTAGTAGACAGTTCACCAAATGCTAAGGTATATGCACGCTTGCGTAGAAGGTTAACGGAGTTTACTAAAGAGAAGTATGGAAAGGCATTCTCAACATTCTTTTTCCCTGATATTAACGAACAATTCCTTCTTGACTTTGCATTCTGGATTAAAGAGAATGGTATAAAGAACGGAAACAAAGGAGGTCTGGCGACTAAACTTAGACGACTAAGAGCTGTTTGCAACTATGCACACAAGGAAGGTATGTATGGTGTACGGCTTGATGCTTTTGAGTGCTTAGGTGATGATATTAAGTGGCCGGAAACGACTTCAAAGGCTGTTCCTGAAAAGGTAATAAACAAATTGGCAAGCATTGACCGAACACTATTCACTGAGAAAGAAAATTTCTGTATAGACCTATTTCTTTTTAGTTATTATACGGGTGGTATGGCTAATGTCGATGTTTGTAATCTTACTTGGGATATGATCGAAGAGGATAGAATCGTTTATGAGCGAATGAAGTTTCCCAAGAAGGCAAAGCCTATATTGCTGCAAAAAGCGAAGGACATCATATATAAATATAAAGGTAAGGGGTATCAAAATTATGTGTTCCCTGTGTTTACACATAAGCACACGACAACGAGTAAAAAAATGATTCGTGTTCGACAACTCTCTACCAGATTGTCAAACACCCTAACCAAGGCTTGTAAGATGCTTAGAATTAAAGAGAATGTTACCTGGTACTCTGCTCGTGGTTCGTTTATCTCGAAGATGGTGGATGCGGGCAATAACCCCTATGTGGTTGCCGAAATGGCAGGTAACAGTCCTCTTACTATCTACAAACACTACTATAAGAATACTCGAAGAGAGGAAATCAAGCGCGAAATGGAATCTATTTTCTGATTTTGTGTTATCTTTGCAGTTGAATTCTAAAACAATAGACACTATGAACGAATTGGTAGCAAAAATCAATGAGGCATTCGAGGCATTTTCAAAGGATGCTGCGTTGCAGGTAGAGAAAGGTAACAAGGCTGCCGGAACTCGTGCTCGTAAGGCTTCATTGGAGCTTGAGAAGTTGATGAAGGAGTTCCGCAAAGTCTCTGTCGAGGCTAGCAAGAACTAATCTCTCCCTCATTCGTGTAGCAGGACTACACATCACATAGTTATAGAAGAAAGCGTTAGCTTTTGCTTTGCACCCCTAAATTCTGGTAAAATTTATGAACTCGCAAGGCGAACAGTTAATGCTCACGATTTGCGTGGGCTAATCTGTTTGCGAGTTTGGTTTACCAGAGCCATGGGTGCAGCAGGTTATGTCCCACGCTCTTCGTTTTTACAAATATCGTGCTCAAAGGGACATTGAGCCACTAAATAAATTCGGGGCAATGATATTAGATGAACTATTGGCAATACCTGCAGATGCTACCACTGCTACTATTCAGGGTGTAGAGATGCAGATTATTTCGGCCGACCAAGCAGACAAGATGCTTGAGGCGGACACAAATGATGAGAAGACTCACGAGTGCATCTTGAAGAACGGACGATTCCTATTTGAGTCGGAGAACGGAGAACTCAAAGCACTATACAAAGTACAAGATTAAGGGCATCAATCGATGCTCTTTTTTTATTATATAAACTTCAATCGCGTCTTTTCTCTACTCTTTCAATAAAAAGATTAGAGTATGAAGCTATCGTTAAGACGCAAATTCAAGGGGGCGAAATACACTGTCGGCGACCTCAGTATTGACGGCACATTTTTCTGTAACACTATCGAGGATGTTATTCGAGAACTTCCTGATAGTTGTCCTAATACCTCGCGCTGGATTCCGTGCAAGTGCAAGGAGAAGGTCTATGCTCGCACCGCAATTCCAACCGGAACATACAAGGTCACTTTGGAGTACAGTCCGAAGTTCAAGCGCAAGATGCCGTATCTGCACGGTGTTCCTCATTTCTTGGGTATTCTGATTCATTGGGGCAACACCGAGGATGATTCAGGAGGTTGCATCATCGTTGGCGAGAACTCTGTTAAGGGCAAGGTCATCAACTCTCGTGCGACCTTCAAGAAGCTCTACGCTCTTCTCGAAAAGGAGAAGGATATCACCATTGAAATCTACTAAACAATGGCGGTCAATAAACTCAAAGCACCGCGCAATATCCATATCGACTTCAGCCCCTCCCCTCGGCAGTATGAGTTGTGGAAACTTCTGCAACCAAACTACTGTCCGCATTGCGGGGCTGAGATCGAGCAGGTTCTTGTTGGCTATGACCAGCAGAGAAATCCTCAATACAAACCGCAGTGTAAGCATTGTAAGTCGCAGAATCTTCCCCAACTAATCTTGGGAGGTGGAGCCGCCGGTGGTGGTAAGTCGTATGTAGGTAGCGTATGGCTCGTCTCGTCGTGTATGCGTTTCGAGAATATCCGTGCTGTCGTTGCTCGTAAGACGCTCAAATCGCTCAAAGAGTCCACTTGGAACACCATCAAAACAATCTTGAAGGATTGGGGCTTGAAGGAGGATGTGAACTACAAGATAAATAACCTCGAAGGTACTCTCACATTCTGGAACGACTCGGTTATCATTATGAAGGAGATGGCCGACATCCCCTCGGACCCCAACTTCGAGCGTTTCGGTTCTTCGGAGTACACAATCGCTATGGTCGATGAGGTGTCGGAGATCTCCGAGAAGGCAGTCGAGGTGCTCTTCTCGCGTCTTCGTTGGCGAACTCACGAGACCTTCAAGACTCCACGAATGCTACTAACTACCAACCCAACTATCAACTGGGTGCGTAGTCGTTTCGTTCAGGATGAGAATGGCGATAAGGTGGTATGTCGTGAGGGCGAGGCTTATGTTCCGTTCTCGGTGTTTGATAACCCGAATATTGCTTTCCGTCAGGTCTATGAGGCTGCTCTGAATAAGATTCGAGACCAGGCAACAAAGGAGCGTTTGCTCTATGGTAACTGGGACTTTGTGGAGGCGAATGATATGGCTATCTACAACCGTTTCGATGGAGCAAAGCACCTTATCACAAACCTCAAAGAGAAGGTCTACGACCCGACTAAACCACTAATCACCGTATGGGACTTCAATGTGGCTCCGCAGATGTCTGTCCTCTCTGCACAGATTGACTACGACAACAAGAAGGTCTATATCCTCGAAGAGATACTCGGTAAGCCCGAAGACAAGGAGAACAACACGCCTGCACTTGCCCGTAAGGTACGAATGAAGCTCTATCGAGATAAGCATATCGGCGGCGTAGATGTTACGGGCGACCCATCGGGATTGCAACGCTCAACAACCAATGAGGATGGCATCAACAACTACACTATCATCGTTGATACATTCGGCAAAGGCATTCTGCGACCAAAGGTCAAACTACTACGCAAACAACCGCCACAAGTTACTCGATGCGAGTTTGTCAATGAGGTTTTCGATGGCTACAATGGTTGGGATATTCAGATAGACATTAAGTGTCGCAAACTCACGCAAGACCTTATCTACCAGCTCCGCAACGAGGATGGCACGAAGAGTAAGCAGAAGACCACCGACCCTAAAACAGGCGTGAAATATGAGCGATACGGACACTTGTCCGATTGCCTCGATTACTTGCTCTGCTACTACCTGCGTGATAGCTGGTATAAATACAAGAGCGGTGGCGATGGTAACGGGTATGTGGTATCGACATCAGTAATAAGCGAAGGATTTAATTACTAACAAGAACAGATATGTACAGACGATTCTTAAATAATAGCGATTACTTGGGTATCATCACTCAGGAGGCTTTGCAGCAACTTACTCGTGGCAACGATGAGCGATTCATTCAGGCCGAGCAGTCGGCAGAGATGAGCATTATAGAATATCTCTCGGAGAACTATGAGGTGG